ATCATGTGAAATGTATAACCATGCTTACGATGTAAGAGATCTACATAATACATTGCATCTCGAAGAGGCGGTAAAAACCCCATAGCAGCAGATTCGTTAAACTGTCTGACAAGTTTTTTCTTGTCAAAATGGGTTAGATTATAACGATCACCCATATCGTAATGTTCTTGACCGTCATTTACAATCTCATATCCCTGAGTTTGCATCCAGACATTCATGGCATATTCCCAATTCATGAGAACACCGTCACAGTCAGTTAAGATTACTTTGTTTAGATTATTTAGATTATTCATATAATTTCCTTTCATATTGTATACTACCACATTTTTAATGGAATGTACATAAGAAAAATTATATTACTCTCTGCCTGTTTCTTTTATGATACAGTTCAATAGTTTCATGAAGCCTGTCTATCCAATTATCACGATGCTCTTTATAAGTTAAAGCTCTACCATTATCAACGTCCAAGAGAATCACTAGATTAGGCATTGCCATACCAGTACGTTCTTCCCACATAATTGAATAGGCACAAGCTTGAATAAAGTAATGATCAAGCATAGATTTCTTTTTAGGAAAGCGAGAAGTTTTAAAATCGACAATACTGTTTACATTATCGAACTTGCAAGCACAATCACATGTGCCGGCTAATTTAAGATGATCACTATACAATGGAACTTCTTGATCGTAGATAATATTCATACGCTTTTCAAGGATAGGTTTCATGTTAGTTAGACTTTGCATAACGTGTGGCATTACGTCTTTACCATAGTCCGGATCATTTTGTAGATATTTCTCTACAAGATTGTGTACCGCGGTACCACGAGTAGCAGCTTTGCTACCGATCTTATTGGCTTCTTCTTCACCAACACGAGCTCGCCATGCAGCGATCTTATCTTCGTTTAGAATAGAGGTTACAGTTGTAACGCTAGGATATGCCACGCCATCAGGTGTGACATATCTACGTTTCTCGCCATCTTCTCTTTTAAGAGTTTCATAGCCTAAGTCAATTTTTTCATGTATATAATTCATAATATCATTCTAACACGAATTGATGTGTTTGTACACAGTTAATTTACGACATAACCTCAAAATGTGGTCCGTCAATAAAAGGTCGTCTGCCCTGAGATCTTCGCAAGTCAATGTAATTATTCATTGCATCTTCAGCTGTACCTTCGTATGTTCTAATATCACCTTCAGACCACGCTGCGCCCCATTTAACGGCTAGACCGACATCTATTGCACCTTCTTTAAATGCATCACATATATCATCATATACGTTTATTTCCCATACAACATCTGAACCATCGTATGCAACCACATCCACCGCATGAGAGAATTCGTCTGGTTGAATTAAATGCTTTGACTTCATAGTTTGTGATCGACCAGCAGCTACAAGTCTTTCCTGCTCTTCAATAGTACGTACACCATAGGTTACACCAAAGTCGACCTTAGTTATTTTTATAGCGTGTTCAACAACTGCTACTAATTGTGGATGAACACCGTCAAGTTTATTCCTTGACCGATTTGATAGTTTAAATGCCATATAATCCTCCTATAGGTTAAGCATTTCTTTTGTCATAATATAGTCTCTTACAAAATCGGATCGCACAATGTCTTGCCATCCAAAATTAATTATATCAAAATTCTTTAGTTGTTCAACGATAGTAAGGAATTTATATATTCCTTGTTTATCGTCATCATATTTAAAATCTGTTTGCAGATGATCACCACTAAATATAATACGTGAATCTCTACCAACGCGCGTTATAACAGAGTCTAGTTCATGGAAATTTAGATTCTGCATTTCGTCTACTAATATCACAGCATTATCTACGGTTACACCTCTAATAAAAGAAGTAGACTCAAATTGTATTTTACTTGAAGAGATAGCTTTACTCCATGAGCCTCTGTCTCCAAATAGATCACATGCAATTGCTTTGTATGGCGCAATGTATGCTTCTTCTTTTTCAGCTTTAGTACCCGGTAAATATCCCATGTCTCTTGTTGGAACCATAGATCTTATAATAATTAATCTGTCTTGTAGACTATTGGGATCTAGGACTGCTTCTAAACCAAGATACATTCCAACAAATGTTTTACCTGTGCCAGCCGACCCGGCCAATACCATATTGTTATCATCATCCCACGAATCAAAGGCTTTTCGTTGAGTTTCAGTTAATGGATCATACTCGAGTAAATCATCAATACGAACCGTCATAGAGTTATTTGGTTGCTTATTCCTTTTCATGTTCGAATAGTATTTCTCCTGCCCGCTCCCTTCTTTATGCGACCAAGATGTTCTTTCCAACTATCTGGCGTTTTAGACAAAACCCCACCGGTAGATTCTACAATTTTAGGAGCAGATAAAACTTGAACTAGTTTGTACTCTTCTAACATGTCTTGGAGTTCTTTCCACGAGCACGAGACTTCCCACGACTTTTCGGCTTTTTCGTTATCTCTTCTGACTGTGTAAATCGGCATGATAATCTCTTCCACTTTTCCCAATTTTCTTCTACATTGTATCTATATATGACGTTCCATTGCTTAGACAAAGTTGACCATGTCTTAATAACTAATTCGCCTCTTTCGCTTTCCTCAAGCCTTAACCAAGTACCAGGATTATTCGGATCACCAAACTTAAGTTCTTCTAATATTTTATACTTAAGCTGCAGCATTAAACCACTCCGGAGTCTCACGTCTTGTCCATACCATTTTAAAACGATCTTGTTTTGTATGATAATATTCTTGATAGGATTTGACAGGATCACCTTCATGGATGCATTGTGGTTCGTGTGTCATTGCAAGAGCAAATGGTGTACGTAGATTTGACCACTTTGTATGAGTAGGCGGTCGACGTAATGCATCAGTCAATAACGTTTCTGTACTGTGAGTTTTACCATAGCGAAATCTGTATTCGATGCATAATGCTTTAAAGTGTTGATAGTGCCACTCATAATTAGCATTAGTTTCCATAGTCCATACTGTACATGGATGACCGACGTGTACAGCTTTGTACAACGTATCTTCTAGTTCTTGGTTTGGATGTACCCAGTATTTAACCATGGTCTTTCCAGACTTTGATGGCCGGCGTGTTTGTTCACCGTCAAGCATACGATGGGCTGTTGAAAGCATTTGAGCAGACTCGACGATCATTTTTACGACATGCTTGTCGCATTGCCATTGAGCTGCTACGATTGGATTTGAATCTAGGATAAAGATATTCATGGTATACTATCCCCCTCTAAGTAATGATACTTTATTATACCACGACTTAAGGGGGAAGTACACTCCTTTTTTTACTATGAAGCTTCTTTTATACGATTGTCTAAATATTTTCGCTTAGCCAGAATTTTTTGCATTAGTGAGATCTTGCCTTTCCGTTCAAGTTTTTGGGCATATTCCTGTAGTTCAAGCGAATCTTGTCTAAGACGTTCTAGCTGATTTTCTGACATGTATAATTGTCTCCTTAAAAGTAAAATAATCACACCATCATGATGTATCCTGCAATAATCCAGGAAATGCTTCCTCGATTACCGGCCTCGAAATGCCTTCTAGTTTCTTTTTGTTGATCATTGACACAACAAGCTTTGCATCATCTGGATGTACGCCTTCTAAAATTTCAAATAGAATACGTTCTCGTTTGTAGGTAGGTAACTCATCACCTGGGCCTCCAGAAACAAAGTACATAAATCTCTTGTGTTCCTTTAAAAGATTTGATGGTGCATTGTGCTTTTGGTTGGGAGTAAAAGGCGGATCGCCTTGAGGAAAGTTAAATTCTACTGTGCTATCATACGCACCGCGTAAAATATCTTTCAGAGCCCAAGATTCTCCTTCTTGTAACTCTTTTACTTTTTCTTCTTTGTTCCGTCGATTCTTAGTTCGGCGAATCACTTCATATACTGGTCTTACCATATCATCCTCATTAATCTATTTATCTCGTATATGTTTTGCATGTATCTTACAACCGATAAATTCGTTATAATATTCATCAGATAATAATACGTCATATTGAAATTGGAGTTTTGCTTCGTAATAAGAACATTCGCCCTTAGTTTTACAAAGTCTTAAGATTTCTCTTTTGTAGTTATCTTTACCTTTTGATTCAACTAAACTTTGTACTTCTTTACTTGAACCATAATATTTACGCCAATCTGATTCGGCTCTTGTGCGGACTCTACGTTTGCGTGTTTTAGTAATAGGTAGGGTTTTTGGCTTCCAGAAGAATTTCTTACCAATATATTTTTTACCGGTATCTTTCTCGGTTACCATATAAACAAACCCCTGAAATTCATCAGGGGTTTCGTTAAATTCTTTATCATTATAAACCCACATAGGTCTATATATCTTAGTATTCGTCTGAGTCTAATTCAAGCGCATTATTTTCTTCACCACAAAAAGGACAGAATTCGACAGCCATGTCGGTTTCGCAATATATTTCTGCTTCAATGTCACAATAATTGCACTCGACTATAAAACTTCTTTCTTTCATTAAAAGTCTATCTCACATGCTCCGCCTGCACAAGCAGCGGCACCTAACGTATCAACATCAGTATACTTCTTCTCGGTCAGATCATGTTCCCAACTAATATCCCTAAAGTTAGCGTTAATCTTATTCCACTTATGTAACAAATAAGAATCCTTCAAGCAATATTCAGTTTCTTTTAAATTTCCATCTAAATAATTATTCGCAAAGTTGTTGAACCTACGAATCCAATCTTTCTTCAATGCAGTTTGTGTAGACTCGACTGATAAATCTTCACCCATACCTTGAGCCGTAGAACAAGCATTCCAAAGATTATCAAATGCATTGAGTGCATCAACAACTAAGCCACTTGCAAAGATGGCAGCTGTCCCGTATTTGTCAACCATAGTATTTGCATCGATGACACCAGTGTTTGGTGCTTGGTTAAAGTCTTTATCACCCATAGAAGATAAGAAAGAAATACCAGCAAAGCTGCGACGATTTTTAAATACGTAATCTTCTACTTCATCCCAATCCTTTACAATAATAGTATTAGATACATTGTGTCGAATACCTTTATCAGCACATAGCTCTTCGTTAGTACCAGCATTCACCCAATGTTCTTGAGCTTTCTTTACTAGTTCTAAATGATCTACGCCGATTAATTCGTCTTTAAGCATTGATCCTTCTTTAGGCAAAATAGGAAATGATACAACAACATCAGTTCCGCCTGAAGACCAAACTGATTCTTCGACCATATGTGGATTTGTTTTTTGTATTGCTTGAGTTACCTCAGATTCTTTATTCATTTGAACATTACGTATGTACATACTAGAATGCTCAGCGTGAATACCACTAGCAGTTTGCAATAGAACCGAAGCATTACCGCTTGGCTTGACACAAGTCGTTCTAGCCGCTGCGTTGATTCCAATAACTTCTGCAACTTCTCTGTTGACTTGTCTGACAATGTTTGCCCCTTCCTCAAGTATCTTTGCATCAAATAGAATATCGGGATTATTCATCCATCCTGTGATTGAAACTCCTAATAAAGCTTCACGGTCAAATATATCTTTTGTTGTATCTGGTAAGAATTTAAAATTAGTGTAACCTGCCTGGAGGGTACCTAAGATCGCACCAGCGCGGCATGCAAGAAAGAAATCTTCTTTAGTTACACATTTACCACCGTTAATTTCTGTAAGATTACATCCCTGCCATCCAGACTGTCCGTCTATCTGCGGGAACATTCCTATCTCAACACACGGATTAGTTGTATGTTCAGTCGACTCTACAAACACAAAACCTGGTTCACCAAACTCTTTTACATTTGTCATAATCTTGCCGAACTGTTCAGCTGTAGTTGTGTCTCGAACTATGACAGCAGAGTTATTTGATCGACCACGTTGTGGATTATCGACAAACCAATTACCCGTTTTAGCTGTCATCATTTCTTCGTCGTCAGGTGAGAATAAACAAATAGTTGCCGAACGTCGTACTCCGCCCGATAGAACAGCATCAGCAGTATGCATACAAATATCGTATACATTAATCGGACGTAAAGCAATAGACTCTTTTAAATCAATCACAATGTCTTGTAATAGATGTTCAATCTTATCCAGAGCACGTCGTAGACCATCAGGGCCTGGCGCTTTAAATCCACCAGAGATTTTAGAACCTTTTGGTCGAATGTTTGATAGATCAAAGTAAACTCGACGGCCGGCATAATCTGGATATTTGCCACCATCTACAAAATAAGACGACATAAGAATATCAACAGCAGTTGCCCATCCTTCAATGTCATCTGTGACTACGTGAGTTTTTGCAGGCTTGCTTCGTGCTGTGATCTTTGGAAGTCTAGCAATATGATGCTCTTGTACCGAAAATCCTGCACCTGCACCACATAATAAAATATAGAAAATCTCACCGAAAAATGATGGCCTATCTGCATATGAAGAAGTACAGTTATACATTCTCATTTGATGCTTAAGTAATTGGTCTCCACCGAATTGAAGTGCCCGTTGTGCACCTAAGACTCTTTGTTCCTTATAAGCCTGTCTAGCTTCTTCTAAATAAGACTTTAATCCGTTATCATTTTCTTTGTATTGATTTGCGTGCATTTCGATCACGCGATCTACAGCTTCCTCCCATGTTTCGTATCTTTCGTTGTCGTCGTTAAAGCGTGAGTAACTATCGTAAAACTTTGTTTCGGATAAAAGTTTACGTGTGTCAACAGAAGCTGTTGCCATTGCAATTTCCTTTATATAAATGATTTTCTCTTATGTGGTATTATATATCAAAACTAAGATCTTGTACATAGCAATATGTACCATATTTAGTGATAAAAATACAACATATTGTATTTATTTTATTTTTTTATTTCTTGAATTTGTGTCTCATAGTACGCAATAATTTCTTTTTGCTGAAGTATATATCTGCGTATGTCTGATATGCCTAATGATAGGTTTTCATATCCTTTTGGCGTAATAGCCATGAAGGCGGCAACACCACCGGCTTCTTTAATCCTTGCAATGGATTCTTCTAAGTTATCTTCATTGATAACAAACCATTCAACGTCAGGCATATCAACTGGTTTAGGAGCTGCCTGTAAAGGAATAGTTGGATAAATGTATTCTTTTTCAGTTACTACTATCGGTTCCGGTGTCTTCG